ACTTTCTCGGCCAAGATCCGGCGTTCTTCCACCGGGCATATCGTCGGCTTCGAGTTCGGCGACTTCAACACACCGGTGACGCACTCCGCCCTCGAGCTGGCCGATCTCGGTGCCGCTTTCGTCCTCGAGCACTACGGTATCAAGGGTATGCATTGGGGCCAGCGCAAGGCGCGCACGGTCTCGACCCAGGCCCACGTCGACAGCGGACTGCTCAAGCGAAAGACCAAGCTCCGGACCACCGGTGGCGAGTCGCATCCCGCCCATCAGGACGCGGTCGAGGCCGCCGTCCAGAAGCAGAAGATCAAGAAGAGCGGGACCAATGCGCTCTCCACCCAGGAGCTTCGGGATCTGGCCAATCGGCTGCAAGTCGAGAATCAGGTGTCGATCCTCATGTCCTCCAAGGGCAAGCAGTTCGTGTCCAAGGAGCTCGAGAAGGAGGGGAAGGCCGCACTCAAGGTCGGTGCCAGGAAGGCCGCGCCTCACGTGGTCAAGCGGGCGGGTAAGGGCGCAGCCACGGTTGCGACCACAGCTGCACTGCTGTAGGAAGGGGGTGTTTACTTGGGTCTGCTGTTGATCGTACTGGGAATCATCCTATGGTTCCTGGTGTCAACTCTACTGGGATCGTCTGCATCGTCGTTGGTCTGATTCTGCTGTTCGTGCCGCACACGTACGGCTACTCAGACTGGCGCGGGCGACGAGGACCACCGGTGTGAGCTAAAGGAGGGGTGCGTGGCGCTGTCCAACACGGCAGTCCCGGTGTATTACGGGCAGTTCCGCGATGCGGTGATGCGCGGAGAAATTCCGGTCAACCGGGAGATCTCTCTGGAGATGAATCGGATCGATGCGCTCATCGCAAACCCCAACATCTACTACGACGATCAGGCAGTGGAAGGTTTTCTGCGATTCTGTGAGGGCGAGATGACCCTGACGGAAGGCAGCGATCTGCATCTCTTGTTCACCTTCAAGCTTTGGTCGGAGCAAATCTTCGGCTGGTACTACTTCGTGGAGCGGTCGGTCTACGTTCCGTCGGACGATAACCACGGTGGGCACTACGAGAAGCAGACGAAGCGAATCCGACTGGTCAAGAAGTTCTACCTCATCGTGGCTCGAGGTGCGGCCAAGTCGATGTTCGCTGCGCTTGTCCACTCGTACTTCATGACGGTTGACACCGCGACCACGCATCAGATAACAACGGCCCCGACCATGAAGCAGGCGGAAGAGGTGATGTCACCCATTCGCACTGCCATAACTCGTGCTCGGGGTCCGCTGTTCATGTTCCTCACCGAGGGTTCGATGCAGAACACCACGGGGAATCGGATGATGCGACAGAAGCTGGCGGCAACCAAGAAGGGGATCGAGAACTTTCTCACAGGTTCCCTGCTCGAGATCCGCCCCATGGCCATCAACAAGCTACAGGGGCTCCGCACCAAAATTGCAACCATCGACGAATGGCTTTCCGGCGATCTCCGGGAGGACGTGATTGGTGCGGTGGAGCAGGGCGCTTCCAAGCTGGACGATTACCTGATCATCGCCATCTCTTCCGAAGGCACCGTCCGCAACGGTTCCGGCGACACGATCAAAATGGAACTGATGGACATCCTCAAGGGCGAGTACTCAGCGCCTCACGTCTCGATCTGGCACTACAAGCTGGACGAGCTGGAGGAAGTCTCTGATCCGTCCGTGTGGTTGAAGGCCAATCCGAACCTCGGGCAGACCGTGACCTACGAGACTTATCAGTTGGACGTCGAACGAGCCGAGAAGGCTCCGGCTGCGCGCAACGATATTCTCGCCAAGCGTTTCGGCATCCCGATGGAGGGCTACACCTACTTCTTCACCTACGAGGAGACGCTGCCCCACCGCGTTCGCGAGTTCTGGCAGCTGCCCTGTGCCGTGGGGATGGACGCTTCCCAGGGTGACGACTTCTGGGCCTTCACCTTCATGTTCCCGTTGGGCGGCGATCGCTACGGAATCAAGACCCGGAGCTACATCACCGAGCGTACGCTCATGCTGTTGCAGTCGGCCATGCGGCAGAAGTACGAGGAGTTCATCACCGAAGGCAGCCTTCACGTCATGGGCGGTACGGTGCTGAACTGGGAAGAGATCTACGACGATCTCGACGCCTACGTCATCGCCTCCGAGTACGACGTACGGTGTTTCGGTTACGATCCGTACAACGCCAAGGAGTTCGTCAAGCGTTGGGAGGCCGAGAACGGGCCATTCGGGATCGAAAAGGTGATCCAGGGGGCCAAGACCGAATCCGTTCCGCTCGGCGAGCTGAAGAAGCTGTCCGAGGATCGGAATCTCAAATTCGACCAGTCTTTGATGTCGTTCGCCATGGGCAATGCGATCACCCTGGAGGACACCAACGGCAATCGCAAGCTGTTGAAGAAGCGCCAGGAAGAAAAGATCGACAACGTGGCGGCCCTCATGGACGCCTACATCGCATTCAAAGCCCATCAGGAGGCGTTCGAGTGAGGCAACAAACGTTCGCGTCTCCGGAAGAGGCGCTGGCTCACTTCGGTGTGAAGGGCATGCACTGGGGTGTCCGCAAGGAACGCCAGCCCAAGCCGGAACTGAAGAATCTGCTCGCAGACGGACCGATAACCCGTACCACCAAGAACGGGGATGAGTTCACTCTGTCTCAGACTCCGCCCAATTGGCTCCAGAAGGGGCTAGCGGCGGCCAGTAAGAGCTACCGAGAGCAGTACAAGAACTCGGCATATTTGTCCATCAAGGACAAGGATGGAAAGAAGATCGGCGCTGCGAACTTCTGGCACAAAGGTCCGGACACGGTCTACCTCAACTGGATCACGATCAACAAGCATTCCCGCGGAAACGGCTACGCGGGGGCGGTGCTTGCAGCTGCTGAGGAGCATTCTCGCGCCGCGGGCAAGAAGAAGATGGTTCTCGAAGTGCCGGGAGACGCTCCTGACGCTCGGCATATTTACGAAAAGATGGGCTTCAAAGTGACCAGCCAGCCCACAGCGAAAGAAGCTAAGAACGACACGCTGTGGGGCGGACTAACGGCGATGGAGAAAGATCTCTAGCGCACAAGGAGGGAGTGAATGACGAGAGTTAGCTCTCAGAAAGTTCGTCAGGCCGTCCTTGTGACCGGGGATCCGCTTGATCCGAACACTCTGCCCGAGAAGATCATGCTGTTCAACGAGCTGGGCGAGCCGCTCATGCTCGGCGGCGGGTTTGCTCGACACGATACGGATGACGTCACCGGATTGCTACAGCCGAACTTCCTCGAAGCTCGGGTAGTGACGCTATATCCGTCGGTACGGCTGTACAAAATCGCCACGAATCGCCCCGCGCGCGTGCGAATGTATCCGTCGGAGGCGATGCGAGCACTCGACGCTCCTCGATCCCTTGGGACAGCCCCGAAGGGGAATCACGGTCGACTGCTCGAGGTAGTGACTGCTACCAATCTGCTGGAACTCGTCCTCAGCCCAGCGGTAGACATCACTTCGGTGGACGCCTTCAATTCGGATTTCTATGTCTCGGTGACGAACATGGATCTAGTCGCAGGACCCGTCGTCGTTACCTACAGCTTCTTCAGGACGGAGTGAGACATGGCCATCGTTTTTACCACGGGCACCATCAACCAACCCGATGCGGGCTCTGTCGGCCTGGCGATGGTCGAACGGATCCGGGACGACGTCGTCGCCCACGTCGCGTGGGATCTCGTCGAGGAGTTCACTCCGGCGGCCAGTGCGGTGCGCTGGTACGTGTTCAAGTGCCTGGCCTCGCAGTCGGGTCTGCCCAGCGACTACTACGTGGTCATCGGACGTACGCTCTCCACCGGCGAACTCCGGATGTTCATCTGCGAGACGTACAACGCGGCGAGTCACATCGCTACGAACTTCTGCCCGTTGTCACCCTCAACCGCGGTCCTGTTCGACGCCACGGGTCGCTACACGACCGATTTCACCCTCAGCACCGCCCAGCCTTCGGCGGGTTCTGCTCCCGCGTATTGCAGCTGGGTTCCCAGCGGCACGTCGACGAAGTGGTGGCTCACCGTCAGCGAAGAGGGCTTCACGGTCGCCTTCAATGGCGCGTCCAACGGGTTCTTTCACGTCGGCACGTACACCGTGTTGTCTCAGCTTCCGATCCTCATGCCGATCACGTTCTTCGGTTCCAACAGTACCGGGTATATCACCCGCAATCCGGCGGCGGCCAACCTCAATACCGCCGGTGCGGCGCTCGGCTATCTCGGTGGGACAAGCGCTGGTACTCCGGGTACGCAGTACCTGCTGGGGGTCTCCGGAGATCTGCGCTACAACGACAAGCTGCAGTCCAATCAGCGGGCCGTCGCCGAGATCAGCATGCAGATCCAGCCCAACAGCACGGGTGACCAGGCGATCTACGGCTTTGCGCTGGGCAAGCAGAAGCGTATGCGCGCGAGTGCCGGAGGAATACCGGCAGGCATGGCCTTCGGTGACGCCTACGTCCTGCTGGGACGGCTCTGGGTGCCGTATCTGCCCACGGACGGTCGCATGTGGGATACCGGAGTGGCGTCTTCCTGATGGCTCAGATAGCCAACCTGGCTCAGCCATACACGGTCTCGGCACCACTCCAAGCCGTTGCGCAAATACCCGTCGGAGCTTTGGTCACCATTCCGGCGGGAGCGCCTGTCGGTGTCGTCTCGGTGATTACCAACCGGTTCCCGGTGCCCCCTACGGCAGCGGCGTTCCTCGTCGATCCTCTCCTCGAAGCCGACGAGGTTATAGAGATGTCCGGGATCACCGGCCCGCCCATCATCGGAGCTCTGACTCCACCAGGCACGTATCTCGAACCCACTACCGGCCAGATCTGGCCACGAACCGGATGAGAAGGGAGGTGATGTATGGCAAAGCTCGGAGCCCGACTGATGCATGCCTGGAACGTATTCGTCGACAGTGACAGTGTCAACAATCGTCCCCTCGATCTCGTCGGCGGTGGAGGATCGTTCTACGGTGGGCGACCCGATCGAATGCGTCCGCGCTTTTCGAACGAGCGATCGATCATCTCTTCGATCTACAACCGGATCGGCATCGATGTGGCAGCGGTGCCCATGCGACATGTTCGCACGGATGATCAAAATAGGTACCAGGAAGACATCGTCAGCGGTTTGGACAATTGCTTGACGTTGGAAGCCAACGTTGATCAAGCGGGGCGGGCCTTTCGGCAAGACATCGCCATGACCATTCTCGACGAAGGCGTGGCGGCCGTTGTTCCAGTGGACACCACGTTGTCACCTGAGATAACGGGTGGCTTCGACATCAACACCATGCGTGTCGGACGCGTTACCTCCTGGTATCCGAAGAACGTACGGGTTTCGCTCTACAACGAAAAGCGTGGTCAGCGCGAGGAGATCACGCTACCGAAGAAGGTCGTGGCGCTCATCGAGAATCCGCTATTCTCGGTGATGAACGAGCCGAATTCGACGCTTCAACGACTGATCCGCAAGCTCAACCTGCTCGACGAACTGGACGAGAAGTCGGCTGCGGGCAAACTCGATCTGATCATTCAGCTGCCCTACGTGATCAAGTCCGAGTCGCGACGCCAGCAGGCGGAACAGCGCCGCAAGGACATCGAGTTTCAGCTCACGGGAAGTCAGTACGGCGTGGCTTACACTGACGGTACCGAGAAGGTCATTCAGCTCAACCGTCCTGTGGAGAACAATCTGCTCCCGCAGATCCAGGAGCTCAAGACGCAGCTTTACGGTGAGCTGGGCCTCACGCCTGAGGTCATGAACGGCACGGCCGACGAAAAGGTCATGCTGAACTATTACGCGCGCACGATCGAGCCGCTGCTCGACGCCATTGTGGAAGCCATGCTTCGGACCTTCCTCACCAAGACCGCGCGTACGCAGGGCCAATCGATCATGTACTTCCGGGATCCGTTCAAGTTCGTTCCGATGGGTGGCGAAGGTGGTATCGCCGACATCGCTGACAAGTTTACGCGCAACGAGATCGTCTCGTCCAACGAGATCCGGCAGGCCATCGGCATGAAGCCGTCGCAGGAGCCGAAGGCCGACAAGCTGATCAACTCCAACATGCCCCAGGGAGATACTGGGGTGGCGATCAATTCCACGGCCGAAGAGATCGTGGATGTGCCTCAGCTCGAAGAGGCTCGTGATCCGGAGACTGACGCCCTGCTCGAGAACATGGCGAACACCGAAACGGAACTCGATGACGCACTAGCGGGTGGTTGATGAGAACCCCCACTGAGTACGAAATCGAGCAGCTGTTTCACTACGCCTCCGGATACGATCCGGTAGCGGCGAAGGAGTACTACGAGCGGACGAAGAAGCTCAAAGGGCGACGGAGGGGATCGGCTAGTCTGCCTGCTTCGTCTCGAAGTGGGGCTTCTGTGCTCGATCCTCGGACGGGCAAGACTCGAGCAGAGATCGCCAAGGGCGCTCGTGCCCGTCAACGCAAAGAACTTATCGACCAAATCGGTCGTCTCGACGAAAGATTCAAGAAGCTCACCGCTCTGATCAACGAGCGCGAAGCCGAAGCGAGGAAGACGAATCAGAAGTCGAAGGCCAAGTCGGAACGGGCAGCTAAGGAGAAGGACAAGCCTAAGACTGCCGCCGAAAAGGCCGAAGCTGCCCGTGAGTCCAAGAAGTACCGCGATAAGCACAAGCAGGAACTGAAGGGCAAGAGCGACGGAAAGTCTGGTGGCGGTTCCGGGTCCAAGAAGAAAGGCACCGGTAAGCGCACGCTTTCAGAGCTTCGTTCTCTTCGCACCAAAGTTCGAGGGCAGATCGCGGTTGCCAAGCAGAAGTTGGCTGCGCTCTAAGAGCGCCGAAGATCCAAAAGACGAAAGGAACAGTCAAAATGGGAGCAAAGCCCCGTCGACTGGACTTCGGTGACTCTTCGCCGGAGAACAGCTTGATGCATTCGGCCATTGCGGCCGAGAAGCCCGATTTCAGTGGGTGGGCCACGAAGTTCGGCCTGCGCTGCTCGGATGGGCGCACGATCCTGACCGGCGCGTTCGAGCACCAGGACGGCGATCGGGTTCCGCTGGTCTGGCAGCACGGGCACAACTCACCCGAGAACGTGCTGGGTCACGGCATCCTGGAGAACATGTCCCAGGGGGTCTACGTCTACGGTTACTTCAACGAGACGGTCCAGGCCAAGAACGCGAAGACGCTGGTGCAGCACGAGGACATCTCGGCGCTGTCGATCTTCGCCAACCGGCTGGTCGAGAAGGCCAAGCAGGTCTCTCACGGCGTCATCCGCGAGGTCTCTCTCGTCCTGGCGGGCGCCAATCCCGGCGCCCTGATCGACAACATCGAGATCTCGCATTCGGATGGCTCGGTGGACACGGTTGCCGACGAGGCGATCATCTACACCGGTCTCGAGCTGGAGCACGCAGCGGACGGCGTCGCCGTCAAGGAGACCGAGACGAAGACGGAGACGAAGACGGAGAAGGTCGAGGAAGACCCGACCGTCCAGGACGTCTACGCATCGATGACTTCGGAGCAGCAGGAGGTCGTCCACTACATGGTGGGCGCCGCTCTGGAGAGCGCGGACAGCGGCACCGACACCAGTGCCTCCGAAAAGGAGGACGTCACCCACAAGGACAAGGACGAGAACGAGATGAGCGGACGAAACGTCTTCGAGACGGTGAACGAGGACGCCAAGGGCAAGGGCACGCCTCGCGCCACTCTGTCGCACGATGCCATGCGTGGCATCGCCCAGGATGCCGTCAAGCGCGGCTCGCTGAAGGAGGCGGTGGAGGACTACGCCTTCAAGCACGGCATCGAGAGCATCGACACGCTGTTCCCGGACGCGCGCACCATCACCGACACCCCCGAGTTCGACCGGCGGCGCGTCGAGTGGGTCGCCGAGGTTCTCGGCAAGGTGCGCAAGAGCCCGTTCTCGCGGATCAAGTCGATCACCGCGGACATCACGCACTCCGAGGCGCGGGCCAAGGGCTACATCAAGGGCACGCTGAAGAAGGAGGAGTTCTTCGGCCTGGTGAAGCGCGTCACGACGCCGAGCACGGTCTACAAGAAGCAGAAGCTCGACCGCGACGACATCATCGACATCACGGACTTCGACGTCGTGCTGTGGCTCAAGGCCGAGATGCGTCTCATGCTCGACGAGGAGATCGCACGGGCGATCCTCATCGGGGACGGACGCGACGTCGACGACGAGGACAAGGTCCGCGACCCGAAGGGCGCCACGGACGGAGCGGGCATCCGCTCGATCCTCAACGACGACGACCTCTACGCGGCGACGATCACGATCGACGTCGACGGCGATCTCCGCAAGACGGACCTCGTGGATCAGATCCTCAACTCCATGCGGTTCTACAAGGGCTCCGGACTCCCGACGCTCTACACGACGCTGCCCGTGATGACGCAGATGCTGCTGGCCCGCGACAACCAAGGCCGCCGGTTCTACCGCACGGCGGCGGACCTGGCCTCGGAGCTGGGGGTCGACAAGGTCGTGACCGTCGAGTCCATGGAGGACGAGACCGACCTCGTCGGGATCATCGTCAACCTGCTCGACTACACGGTCGGCGCCGACCGCGGTGGCGAGGTGTCGTTCTTCGACGACTTCGACATCGACTACAACCAGTACAAGTACCTGATCGAGGCCCGGTCGTCCGGCGCGCTCACCAAGATCCGGTCCGCGCTGGTCATCAAGCAGGCCGCGGCGGGCGCCACCAAGGTCACCCCGGCCGAGCCGACGTTCGACTCCGACGCCTCGGAGTTCACGGTCGTCGACACCACCGGCGTCACCTACCGGCGTGGCGACACCAACGCGGCGGTGACCGCGAGCGGCTCGCCGTACAGCGTGGACGAGGGCACGGACCTCACCCTCTACGCCGTCCCGAACGCGGGCTACTTCTTCGACAACAACGTCGAGGACGAGTGGACCTTCCGCGGTACCGCGGGCGCGTAGTTCGCTGAGCTGATCCATGGCGAAGTTCCACGGACGGGTCGGGTTCGGTGAGGCTACCGAGACCAAGCCGGGCGTGTTTGGCGATGTCATCGTGGAGCATGTCTTCTATGGTGACATCGTTCAAAATAGGAGAAATCTCCAACCGGGTGAGAACCTGAACCGAGATCTCTCCGTCAGCAATTCGATCAGCATCGTGGCAAACGCTTACGCACGTGAGCGTTTCTTCGCCATTCGTTACGTGGAATGGGCGGGGGAGCTTTGGACTGTGACTAGCGTCGAGGTCCTGGCCCCCCGTCTCGTTCTTCAGTTGGGGGAGGTGTACAATGGCCCCACGGCTGGAGCTTCAGTCACGCCTTGAAACGGTGACTGACCACGTCTACTATCAGCCTCCGTCGAATTTCTTGATGCAATACCCGTGCATTGTCTATGCGCGGGACGGATCTTCGGCGGATCACGCGGACAACGAGCTGTATCGACACGCCAAGCGGTACCAGGTCACGGTCGTAGACCGAGATCCCGACACCGAGATCGCAGACCAGGTTGAATCGTTTCGCTATGCCGCTTTCGAGCGCTTTTTCGTAGCGGACGATCTCAACCACTACGTCTTCACCCTCTTCTTCTGATAAGGAGCCCTTCAGCATGACAGTTCTGACCTGGGACAACGTCGGCGAGCGTCTCTACGAGACCGGCGTCGATCACGGGGTCCTCTTCCAGCTCGACGAAACGGGCGCCTACGTCGATGGCGTGCCGTGGAACGGGCTCACGACCGTCACCGAGTCGCCTTCGGGCGCGGAATCGAACAAGCAGTACGCGGACAACACCGTCTACGTGAACCTCATCTCGGCCGAGGAGTTCGGCGGCACGGTCGAGGCCTACACCTACCCGGACGAATTCGGGCAGAACGACGGCTCGGACGAGCCCGCCGAAGGTGTGTCGCTCGGACAGCAGGGACGTCGTCCCTTCGGTCTGGTCTACCGCACCCTCCAGGGCAACGACGTCGACGGCCAGGATCACGGCTACAAGCTGCATCTGGTCTACGGCGCGCAGGCCTCGCCGTCGGAGAAGGCGTACTCCACGGTCAACGACTCCCCCGAGGCGATCGCGTTCTCGTGGGAGTTCTCGACCACTCCGATCACGGTCACCGGCCACAAGCCGACATCCCTCCTGACGGTCGATTCGACCACGTCGGATCCGGCTGCGCTCCAGGCTCTCGAGGACATCCTCTTCGGGACGGCCTCCGACGAGGCCCGGCTGCCCACCCCGGACGAGGTCATCGCCCTGTTCACCGGCGGCGAGGTCAACGTCGACCTGGCTGTCGCGGCCAACCAGCCCACGTTCGTCGCGGGCACCGGCGTCATCACCCTCCCGGCCGTCGCAGGCGTCCAGTGGAAGGTCGGCAACGTCAACAAGGCCCCGGGGGCGCAGCCTGCTCTCAGCGCGGGTCAGACCGCGACGGTCCGTGCCACGGCGCAGTCCGGGTTCAACCTGGTCGGCGACGATCGCTGGACGTTCGAGCGGCCGTAGCAACGATGTGCGCGAGGTCGTGACTCCCAGGTAAGGGTCGCGGGGTGCTGAGCACACGACCTTCACTCTCCGGGGTCGTTTCGTGTTTCGGCGGGAGATTCGCAACCGGACCACCACGTGCACAACCGGACGAAAGGACCAGAGAATGCTGACCATCACAGTTGGAGCCATCGACGTCTACGACGAAAGCTCCTCGCAGTTCGTCGTCCAAGGCGGACTTGAGCTTCAGCTGGAGCATTCTCTGGTTTCCCTTTCAAAATGGGAGTCAGAATTCGAAAAGCCCTTTTTGGGCAAAAACGATAAGACCTCGGAAGAGGTTCTGAACTACGTTCGCTGCATGATTCTGTCCCCAAATCCCCCGGAGGATTTTCTCCAGAGGCTTTCTAAAGAGAATCTCGAGGCCATCAACGCGTACATCGACCGCAAGATGACGGCGACATGGTTCTCAGATCAACCTGGACCACCAGGGTCCCGTGAAGTCATCACCTCGGAGTTGGTCTACTACTGGATGACGGTGTTCCAGATCCCGTTCGAGTGCGAAACCTGGCACTTGAATCGTCTGTTCACGCTTATCCGGATCTGCAACATCAAGCAGGCCAAGCCCAAGAAGATGAGTCGCGGAGAGGCCGCCGCTCGCAACCGAGAACTCAACGCCCAGCGCAAAGCGCAGTTGGGTACAAAGGGATAGAAAGGAGGCCGCATGACAGCGCTTGAGTGGGACAAGATCGGAGATCGTCGTTACGAGATGGGGGTGGATCGCGGCGTCCTGTTTCCGCCTGATGGCCCGGCGGTTCCGTGGAACGGTCTGACCGCTATCACCGAGACGGTGGGCCGCGAAGTGAAGTCGTACTACGTGGACGGAACCAAGTACATGGACCACCACGTTCCGGGTTCATATTCCGCCAAGTTGGCGGCGTTCACTTACCCGGAAGCGTTGGAGACGCTGCTCGGAATGTCCGAGTATGCTCCGGGGCTGTTTCTCCATGATCAGCGCACAAAGCTGTTCCACCTCTCGTATCGCACC